ACCATATCTTTAAATATACTTTAGACTAAATATAATAAAAAAGGCTACCCGAAAGTAGCCTCTTAAAACACATTATTACAACTAACAAAAACTAAATCACTGTGAATGCTGACAATGCAGCTACTTGGTCCATTGGATTCTTCTCCATACCAGTTAAAGCTAACTGATACCCTTGAAACTCGCCCATAGCAGCACCACTTAAAGCAGTACCTCCTGAGCATTCTAATCCATAGGTTTCGCCTAACATAAAGAAAGTGCCATCGTGGGTTTCAACGATTACTACGTTTCTACGTTTGGCTATTACCGCTAATTTATTTCTTGTTGCTTGGGTTAGTTTAGTAAACTCTAAACTTAACAACTGAGTGTAGAACAAAGTTCCTACCTCTGCGTTTGAATTGATTGTTTCGGTAAAGTTATTTTTACCTTGTGGCAATAATTCATAAGCATAGAAAGAGATACCGCTTACACTTGTAATTACTCCAGATGCGTTTGTTCCAAGTGTCATAGCACTCGGCTCAGCGTTTCCAAAGTAAACTTTTTTTATACCACCGATTGCGTCTTTGCAGTCAAGTGTATATCCTGATGTGATTGCACAACTCATTTTTTATCTCCTTTAATTAAAAATATAAGGGGAGATTTTCGCCTCCCCCTTTAATTACGCCAATGTGAATTTAACGATTTCCTCAGGGAATGCTACTTGCACACCTGCTTTGAAAGCTACATGGTATCTAACCTCCATTGCTTCTTTAGCGTAGAAAATTTCGTAGTTATCTTCTTCACCTAATAAGTCAGTTCCAAAGAAAACATTTGATAACTGCATTGCATAGATTCTGTTAGTAGAATTTAAACCATTTACTCCGATAACAGTTAAGTTAGTACCTGGAATAACGATTTCAAAATTACTTACTGAACTATCAGCATTGTAGTGGAACAAGTTAGCATTAGTCAACGCCATTTGGTATGTTCTAAAGTTGTTCATACCGATGAAGATTTTAGTATCTGCTTTTCCTAACAATTCAACAGGCAATGCTCTGTAAACACCTTGCATGATGTTGATGATGTTGTTTACTGTGATTCCACCTGATACGCTATAAGGCGCACCTGTCATGAATCCTGATACGTTAGCTTCGATAACTCCAGAAGCTGCATCAATGATTTTAATTAAACCATCAAAACGATTTAAAGCAGGATTTGCGCTTGCAGTGTTACCTTGCCAAACTGCGGTTTCTAATTGCTCAGAGATTAAGCCTGACTTATACTCAGCGTACTTTTGTTCGAAAGGAATTGAATCGTCTTTTGAACCACGTGGCAAAGTCAATTGCAAATACTTAGTGTTCAAATCTTTAGGGCAAAGAGCCTCTTGAACTTTAATTGCAGCAACTGTCAAAGTACGACCTGAGAAGGTAGTAGTTCCACTTGCTGACCATCCACAAGAATCTGCTTGAAACACTGCATCAGTGTCCATAGTGTTTACTTGCTGAGTAGATTTAACTCCAATTTGTGGAGTGAATAAGCTAATAGACTTAGCACCAAAAAGGGCTTTAGTCAATAACTGGGTTTCGTTTGCCTTAGTATAATTAGCTAAGGCGGTTACATTAAATGCCATAATCTTTTATTTGTTTTTTAAATTTTTAAGTGCTTGTGCAAAATCGTTTAATTTTTCAGTCTCTAATTCTTTAGAAACTTTCATTGAACTAAATAGGTTTCCGTTGTCAGCAGGTTCATCGCTTGGAGATTTAGCTATTTTGTCTACTACCTCTACTAATGAAGTAAAGGCTTCTTTTTGTGCGCTAATTGCACTCATAGCTTCTTCAATCTTTTCCTCTAACTTAACTTCGCCCATTTTCTTTTCTAATACTTCTATTTTAGCCATACACTCTTTTAACATAGTGTTGATAGCTTCCATGTCGTATTCTTTCTTTTCTTCTTTACCTAACTCAATTTCAACTTCTGCTTCTTCTTCTTCTTCCTCTTTCTTAGGTGTAATAGCGATTACTTTACCATCGGCAACAGTTACAATCTCGCCACTTTCTAATGTGTGGTCTCCATCGGGTGCAGGGATTTTACCTTCTTCGCTTACTATCATCAACTCCGCTCCTTCAAGTTCACCTTCCCAAGTTACGATAGTTACTCCATCAGCCAATTTGGCTTCTTTAAATTCTTGCTCAGGCTTTTCCATACCTAATGCAATTTTGATTCTTTTAATAGCTTCTTGTGCTTCCATGATATTAAATATTAATTTGATTTTTCGTTTTAATTTATTTTACTTTTTCTAAAATTGCTAAGATTTCGTCAAGTTGCTTATTTGCGTGACTAATCTTCTTTTCTATGAACTCTCCCTCTACTGAAAAGCCTGCAAATACACCTGTTTTAATGTAATCATCCCACACTTTGTCATTATCTACTTTGCAAGAAATAAACCAACTACCTTCGCTTAACTCATCAAATCCTAATGGCGTTTTAATTCCACGCTCACTATCAATAATCATAGATTCGATTAAGTAAACTCCCTCCGCTAAAATGTTTTTGCGGTGCATAATATTGAAGTTACTCGAATATTGGTTTCTAAAGAACTTTTCTACTATCTCTTTAATGGTTTCGGGTTTAAACATTACATAATACTCAGTGCCATCTTTACGCCTTCTATAAATAGGTAAGTTAGCTATCATAGCTGGCCCACTAATGATTCTCTTTTCCTTATCCGCTTTGAATTTAAACTCTGTTTTTCTATCTAATTGGTCTAATTTTCTTTGCGCCCACTCTACACCTTCATCGCCTCCCCAAGCTAACCACATCAATCTACCACATCCATCGCCTAATTCCTTATTCGAGTTTTGTCTATGGCGTTCAAAGGCTGCCATTCTCGCAATCGTTTCCCTTGTGATTGGTTCGCCATTAGCTAATTGATTCGCCCTTGCCTTGCCTACTGCCGTTCCACAATCGCCCCATCCGTTTTCCTCTGCCCATCTTAAAGCTATTTTAGCATTTTCTTTTGCCGCTTCGGGATAATCTGAGTAACTATCTTGGAAGTTTTGGAATGCTTGCCAACCTTTTTTTATAGCAGGGTCATCTACTAAGGCTATAAAGTCCACGCCTGATTCGTCTGCTTCGTCTATCAATAATTCGTACAATGGTAATTCCATAACCTTAAATATTTAATCTTTGATTTATTTTAACCTATTGTGGCTTTAGCTTGGATGCTACTTACTTTGTTTTGTGAGTTGGTAATGTCCGATTCAGTTACAAATACTTTAACCTTTTCGCCTTCGCTAATTGTTCTTAATGGGTTTTCGTTCCCTAACATTGTAAACCCACTCGATGGTCTTGTTTGTGGTGCAGCAACATTTGGCAAACTACCACCTCCACCACCGCCTCCATTTGGAACTTTTACGGATAGAATGTTTTTAACTGCTGCTATCCCTGTCGCTGCTGCTGCTGCTGCCGATATGATAGAGAATGTTCCAGTAGGGTCAATCTTGAATCCTTCTTTATACGCTCTAAATGCTGCTACATAGGTATCAATTGTAGTTGCTGCAACTGCCAATGCTTTTCCTGCTGCCGTTTCTCTACCCGCTAAATTTGAGATATTAGTTAATAGTTGACTATACGCCTCTAAGGCTTGCATCTTTCCATCTGATTCTGCTTGTGCTATTTTTACCCTTGCATCTGCTGCTTCTTTGTCAGATAAAATTTTTCTTGCATTTAATTCCTCAATAGCTGCTAATCTTTCCTCATTTGTTAACAACTCATCTGCCGCAATTGCTTTTAAGTCTTCATTTTCTTGCGCACGTTGTTCACGCCTTGATTCGTTAAGTGAGGCTTGTCTTTTCCTTTCATATTCATCTTGTGCCTTTACTTTGTCATCATATTCTTTTGCTCTATCGGCTCTATCTTTACTTTCGGCTTCCTCTCTTTTCCTTTGTTCTTCATCACGTTTAGCTTTGTCGGCTGCTCTCTTTTCTTGTTCGGCTTTTATTTTTTCTTCCCTTGCTGCTTGTGCATTTTCTATTTTTATTTTTTTCTCTTCTAAAGAGCCTTCCTCATTTTTACGCTTTTGATAGTTTTGTTGTAATTTTGATAAGGCAGTATCTAATTCATTGGATAAATTACCTAAACTCTCAATACTTGCTCCCTTTTGAATAGCTAATATTTGTTTATAAGTTGCGCCATAACCTTTAGCAGTTTCGACCAACATTGATGTCTCAAACTTAGATACTTCTTTTAATTGTTCGATTTGTTCACCTTGCAACCTTGTAGCCTCTTTGATTAACTCATTAGCTTCTTTGTCGCTTATGCTTTTATTTTTAGCTTGCTTTAATAATTTGTCTATTTGATTCTCATATTCTGTTTGTTTTAAATTTAAAGCATCAATGTTATCTTCATAGGTTCTTTGCATTTGTGCGGCTCTTTCCATAGCTGCTGCTTGTTCTCCTATTTTCTCAGTTGTAAATCCTGTTCCATTAGCAAAACTAAACATTGCACTTTGTAAGCCTCTAAATGCTCCACTTAAATAAGAAATCTTATCGCTTATAAAGTCAGTTATTGGAGCAAAGTCTTTAAAGATTGCCACAAGTCCCGCAACCGCAACCGATACCGCAGTAAATATTATCCCTAAAGGATTAGCCAATAAAGTAGTAGCTAAAGTTCTTACAGATGTTATTAACCCTTTAACGCCTGCGGATGCTTGCCCCATAACTCCAGGCAACTCAGTTCCAGCATCTAAAAACTCATCGGTTTCATTTTTGGCTTTCTTAACAGACGCCTCATACTCTTTGAACTCTTTAGTTCCTTTTTGTAAACCATCCTTAGCACCTGTTATGTCTATGCCAAGTCTCAATAAAATATCTTTTACCATTATTTCACACTTTTAATTATGTCTATTAAATTCTTGTCTTTAAGTTGAATAACCTTGTAAATCAACTCGAAATTTTTAATTAGTTCTATCATTATCCGCCTCCTGTGTTTACTGTGTTTATTATCTGCCAATTACCCTTATAAGCTATAAACCAAACGCAATGATGTTGCTGCAAGTTATAATCTGAGCTACCATTAATTAAGTTTACTGGATTAATAGGGTAAATCTTTATTGCTCCTCCATTTATATTCTTAACTATTATTATAGGGTCACCCGTCAATGGTGGAATTGTTCCCGCATCAGGTAAATAGGCATCGCTTCCACTTTCTACAAAATTAATCTTAGAGCCAAACTCAAAAATATTTATATTGGTATTCTGCTCTACTGAATTAAACTGAGTTTTTACTTGTGAATCAAAATATTTAGTATTGTCTGCCCTTACAAACATTGGCATCTCCTCGTCTGCTATTACGCCACCGCTTCCACCATTACCACTACTACTTACCAAAGTGAATGAAGGTGCTGCCTTTAATTTCAATAGTTCTAAGTTTACCAACTCATTTGAGTTTAAGTTATGGTCTACCGAGTAAAGTCTATAATATTGTTTGTCAAGTAGATATATTTTTCTAAATGATAAATTGCTAAACTCTACTTCATTAAGTCTAAACTTTCCTTTTATAATCTTTGAATCTTTGTCCGTAATTTCCTCTATTGTCTTTTTCCAATACCTATTAAATAAATTCCCATTGGTGTAGGTAGTTGACCCAAGTCCGTAAAAAATAGCTTTAGGTTGCGCAAATGACAAGTCGAATGTAGGATTTAAGGTATCGTCAAGCATTCCCGCATAAGGAAAATCTGCACCGAAAGTAATTGTTCCGTCTAATCTTGTCTTTAACTGCCAACCCTTAGTAGTTGCAACTAAACCACCATAATAAAGCATTCTAATATTATAAGAAGCCAACTCACTATTTTGACTATTTGGGTCTACCTTTCTAATTTTAGTAAATATTCTGTCATGCACTCCATTTGAGTTAGATAAAGGAGATGGACTAAATCCTACTTCTATTTTATTGGTTTGGGTTAAGAAGTCATTGTTTATTCTCTGCTTTTTAGTTCCATAAACCTCATCAAATAATTCTTGGTATTTAGTGTTGTATTCATCTTTGTCCTCTTTGTAACTTATTACCAAATCCCTAAAATCAAGTACACCCATAGGGGTAACCATTAACTCACTGCTTGTGTCTAAGTTGTTTGTGATGTCTACTATGTCTGAGGTATAAAAGTCATCTCTTGGCTCAATGATTAATTTGTTTGCATCTATCGTGTCAGGAACTGCATACATATTAAACGCCCTAAATAACCAAGTTAAAAAGTCCTTTTGCTTTATCTCTTTAGGCAAAGTAGATGAAATGTCTATTATGTTTCCCTCCGTATACTTAGAACTTGGTGAGGAACTAAACTTACTATTTGCCCCTATTTCTACGCTTATATCCTCTGGGCCATTACCAAACACCCAATAAAAGTCTACATACAATTCATCGTTGTCATTAGTGTCTATTTCTGAGGAATATAAAACAATGTTCTTTGTAACTGAACCTCCATTAACTACACCACTCATATCAAATTGATAATTTCTACTTGATACAAGAGGAAAACCTGTTAAAGCATTATTATTATTTATATTAAAAGTAACTCCGACACTTGTTCCACTTGGTAAGGTTGAGCCTGTGTTATTAAAGACCTTAACTTCCGATTCAAATATTAGTACATCAAAACCCGCAGTTCCGCTATTTACATCTATTTTATCATTTGCAGTGTCTACGCTTATAGGATTAGTATCTTGAATAATAGTATTAAAGTCAAATCTTTTTACCTCGCTAACTATTGAGCCTGTACTTGGTGTTGTGTAAGTTATCTTTGCCGAGTTAGATACAATAAATGTTTTATCATTAATTAAACTCTCAGAGGCTACAAACTTTCCACCAGTGAAAGGCATAATTAACCTTTTAAAAGTTACGCTATTAAAAAAGTTCGATTCGTATCTATATCCCGCCTCACTAAATATCTTGTCTACTATCTGTTTGATGTAGATAGCGGGGTACATAGAAGTTTCTAAGGTATATTCAAGTTCTTGTTTATTGGTTGAAAGTCCATTATCAATTAAGGGGTAAACGTAGCCTTCTCCATTGGGGTTGCCTGATACGAAATTATTATACGCACTTCCGTTTTTAACTATACTATTTGCCCACGAATTAGCAATGTTCGAATAATTCCAAGTATGGTTGTATTCTGATAGGTCAATCTCTGCCAACTTCTTTTCTCCTAAGTCTTGGAAAAGGTTTGCAAGTTTACCAATTATAACTAACTCATATTGAATCTCTTGGTCATTGATTGGAATCTCTGTTAATTGCAAATAACCCCTCATTAAGATAATACCACTACGAATTACTAACGCCTCTGACTTTAAGTTTACGTTAAAATCGGGAGAATAATTTGTCGCACTCGTGTTTATTGTAATCCTATTAAGATTTTGAATGTTTGAGAATATCTCCCTATTATTTGCAGTAGCAGGAACTCGGATAGGTAAAGTATAATCGGACTTTCTTTTCTCAGGCTCTTTAATGTCTATGATTGACTTATTTACTGGAATAGAAATATCATCATACAAATCCAAATCAAAGGTTTTAGTTACTTGACCTGCTGCATATTGAAGTATCTTTATTTCTGTCTGCATCATAACGATTGGCGATAATTGTCGAATGAATACTCAATTGTTAATTGTAGATTAGGAATAGTTTGCCCTTGCTCATATTTGCGCTTAACGTAATTGTTAGCCACTACGTTTACAGGCACATAATTACTCGGACTTGTTTCTAACATTACAATCGGACTAAAGACCAATTCCCCTAATGCTGCATACTCGGCATCTGACAATAGGTCTGAGTTTAAGATAACGCTTTCACTTAGCTTAGTGTAGTATTTAGTTTTGAGCCTATCCGTTTTAGAGTAACCTAATGCTTGGATTTTCTTGAACTCTTTATTCTCTATTTGGGTTTGCTCTACGCTTACCAAGTTAAAGTTAAAGGCATCGAATCCACCCAATGAGTTAAGCCAATGCAGTCTGTAAGTTTGGTATTTACTACATGAATTGTCTACGTTTAAGGTTTTGCTAAATAGTAAGCTATCTCCCGCATTCCTTATCTCTACTTTATAACTTGCTGCTGAGGTCATAAAACCACTCGCACCCATAAAGTCTAAGAATGAATCCCCAATGTTTAAAGCAACTATTCCCGATTGTGTGGTATAACTTGAAAAAGAGTTACTAAAGATAGAAACTCCCGCAGCATTATACACGAATAAGTCTACAATAGTTATCTCCCCATTTGGGTCAAAGAATGTCAAGAACCTCTGTTGATTTGGTTTGATTGTTTCCGTATACGAGTTATCGTTTAAACTAACTTGGTTTGATTCGCTTAAAAGTTTACCTGTACTGAATGCAGTTTTAGACCAATCTAAAAAATCAAAGATAGCATTGCTGCCTAATTTTGGACTTCCACTTGTTCCGTATTGCGCTTGGTTTGCGTAGATTACAGGAACGCCACTAACATTGTCATATATCTCGCCTAATTGCAGCCAATATTTAACCTCGCTATTATTACATTTCACTAAGGCGGTTGAATTAAACGCTCCAAAGTCATAGGTCACGTAATTCTTTACTACATCTGCTACGTTTATTTTGACAGTTCCTACTAATGGTTGTTTAGGTAGGGTAAGCCTTGTCACTGGATTACTCTGCCCGCTTACGTTTACATCGCATAAGAACTGATAGTTCGGTTGTGTGCTATTTGAACCGCTCACACCCACTACTATTTCGTTATATACGTTTTGCCAATTGTTTGGATTTTCTATTATTGTTATCATCTCGTCAAGTTAATTTCTACACTTACCATTATTTGTTTGCCTAATTTGTCACCGATTGCACTTGTTATCTTATTTAACTCTGCCTCATCAATAGCGGAATCAATAAAGTAGGTAGGTTTAATTCCGTTCTGCTTTACTCCAAATGCTATCGCAGTGGCTCTTTTTCTTTTCTCATCTATTTGAGCCTTTGCCCTTGCTCTTTTTGTTAAGTTCCTTGTTTGTGAGTATCTCGTATCTAATGGAATCCCCTTTTTAGTTATCCACCTCATTAAGTTCTTAACCATTGGTTCACTTGGGAATCTTGACCTAAAGCTATAAATTGAGCCGTGCTTAGTCTTTAATCCATTAACCCCACTATTTACAAAGAACGCATAATTGTTTCCCTCTATCCCTACGTAATATTCATTCCCCATTACCGAGATAGGAACTGCTACTATTGATTGCTTTAATTCGCTATCCTTTAAGTTGGCATCGTCTAAGTTGGCTTTTAAGATTTCGCTTAACTCATTCGCTACATTGAACAAGGCACGACCTAAGATAGTATCAAACTTGATATTCTCAATAGGCACATAATCCTCACCTATCGCCCCTAATAATGCCTCATAATTTGCGCTCACTATCTTCTCGGTCTATTTGGTAACATATCAAATTCAAAAACTCTATAACGTTCATATTAAAGAAGTAGTCCCACTTGGTAGCATCTCGGTTTGAAAGGTTGTCGATTGTGACAAGGTAACCCCACTTCTTTGCAAATCCTTTACTATCGTCTCCACTTCCGCCAGTAAATAAGTTCCTATATGAGTAGATAATTCTTGTAAGACCTTGCAAAAAAAAACTAAGAATGGCTGAGCATCTTTCATAGTCATATTCTCATAAACCGATTCACTTATCTCCTTATGCCGTTTGCCATCGTAGTTAGCTACCTTGCCAAATCGCCAAGTCATTGGTCTTAAAAATACCGCTAAGAACTTATGTAGGTCTTTTTGAACTTCTTTGCTAAATGCTGAGGCATCAATAAATTGAGCAGCAGTTATCTTCATTATGTCCGTGTCAATCTTATACCATGTTTTGCCAATCTTAACTTTGTCTTTAACCTTAAAGCCTCTTATGTTATCCTCGATGTTCTTTAACTCTACTAAGTAATCAGTGTAGATTGAATAGGGAAGGTTTGCAATATACTCGATAGGCACGTTTAAAATAGTCGCTATTCTACGTTGATTGTATTCTAACTCGCTCTCATAAGGCATCTGAGAAAGTGTACTTACATAGTCTTTTATTTTAAGTCGGTTGAATTCGCTTTGCATATATTTAAATATATTTATTTTGTTTTGTGTAATTTGTTTTGTAAGTTTTTGATTATACACGCATTATGGTATACTTGCCTGAGTTACGTTCTTGTAATTTCATTAAAGCTAAATAGCGAGCAGCGTCTATTAAGTGGTTATTAAAGTCTATTGGCTCGTTAAGTGTGTGACCTGCTTTGTCGGTTTTCCATTTGTAAGTCCTAAACTCCCTAAGTAAGTTAGTGCCAATTAGGTTTAGTTTATACCTCCTTAAAATGTCTATCGAGTTAATAATCGAATCCTTGCCTTTTGCAGTTGGCTTGATATTGTAACCTAACCTATAAACCTCCTCAATACTTTTAGGCTCGGCTGAATCTGCATAAATCTCATCCCTACGCTCCACACCGATTGAACGTAACTTATCTGCTACATCTTGGTTGGTTAAGCCTCGCTCGTAGATTTCCTCTTTAATGTAAAGTTCTTGGTTGTACTTATAAAAAGAAACTATTGCAGTAGGGTCGTTTGAGAATCCCCAGTCTAATCCGTATCCCATAAAAGTTGCATCTTGTGGAATTGCATAACCCTCTGTAAAGTTATTGAATACTAATCCTTTTAATTGCCCTCTTTGACCTAAACCAAATATCTTCCAATACTCAGGGTCGGCAAGTTCAAGTTGTTCAATCTCTTTTTTAAGTGAATCAGGTAGATGCGGATTGTCTTTGTAGGTAGTGATTAGCAACTTAGCATCATCTCTCGGAATTACTTGCTCATATATCCAATGCTCAAAGTCGGATGGGTTATAGTCGATAATTACTTTGCCTGTGGTTCTAAGTAGTAACTGCCTCCAATCTTCTAACTCTAATTCATTGGCTTCATTAGCAAATAGGATGTCACGCTTTCGCCCTCTTATTTTGCTTGCATCGTCTACGCTAAAGAACTCAATTAGGTTGTCATTGAGCAAATAAGTGTTTTCGGTCTTATTGTGGTTAGCCTCTGAGTATAAGTCCGCCTCTTTTAAAATGTCGAAAAAGTCCCTCATTGAAGAAGCCTTTAATGCTGGTAAAGTTTTCCTCACTATTGAATAAGTTAGTCCACTATGTTCTACACAAGTTCTAACTATCCATTGCAAGGCAGAATAAGTCTTACCTGACCTACTCCCGCCTTGTAATATTGCAATTCTCTTTCGGTCTACCTTAAAGGTTTTATCAATATGTATTAAATTTGGATTAAACCTCATTAGTGTCAATAGGTGCTTTTAACCAATCGGGCATTTTATTAATGTTAATATTCTGCTCATTCTGCACTTTTTCAGTTAAGCCATTTAGTCTTTGAGTTATGCTTGCATTGTACTGCCCAACCATACCACCTTGAATTTGGTCATCCTTGATAGTTTTGCGTATACGTGAACAGATAGTTTGATAATCGGTGTACCTTTGTTCAGTATTTGCAAAATATTGGCTTAAATCGCTTATAATGCCGTTATCGTAACAATAGCACTCAAAGCCATCCAATGTGAGAGGTCTTTCCAATAGTTCGTAGTCGCTCACTCCATCCTTTCCTACAAATACGTGTTTCTTTCTTGGGTTACTTTTAACCTCGTTCCTATATGCCTCAAAGTGTTCCCACATCTTCTCAGGCGTTTCTATGTATTTATGCTTTCCCATAATATTAAATATATTATTTCTTACTTATAATACTCTCGTAGATATGGATTCTTACACCCCTCCAATTACTTTCATTTCTTAGACTAAGTACATCTTCTTTCAATTGGCTACCTAAGTCTTTTCTAAGTTCGGGGTTTTCGATTAGCCTACGAATTGACTTATACCAATCCTTTTTACCAGACACTAAGCAGTTTCTTTCGTGTACGCCTAAGCCCTCGTATGCGCTTACATTAGAAACAATAGCAGCTAAACCAAATGCACCCATCTCGGCAAGTTTCAAATCTGACTTACACCTATTAAACTCGTTATTCCTTAAAGGAATCAAACCAATGTCCATTAAATTATACGCCTGAGCATAACTATTAACATCTGCTGAGTTTATTCTCCCATAGTTGTTATCGTCTATAATATAATTAGATGTGAATATCTTTTCGTACTTTTCCCATATTGAATCATGTTCATAGAATCCTGCAAGCATTAACTTATAGTCCTTATCCTCACTTTTGTTCAAAGATAGCAATTCCCCTTCGATTAGTTGCAAATCTTGTAAATGGGTAACTGAACCACTCCAACCTATGTGAACTAAGTCTGACTTCATAGCTTCTATCTCAGGGTTGGGAATGAACTGAGGTTGCTCAAAGTCTATTGTGTTAGGAATAACCGCTATTTTCTTATTATACTTAGCTATTTCTAAGGCTAAATGCTTATTTGTCGTAGTGACTAAGTCCGCTTGGGTTAAATTGTATATAATATCCTTTGCCCTTTGTTTGAATTGCCACTCCCTATACATTGGATGTGAGTGAGGTAGAACCCAAGTGTCATCTCTATCTATAATAACTGGTATTCCTACTCTTTTTAATTGCTTCCAAAGTAATTCTTGGTTTCCCATTTTGGAAACTACTGAACTCGCAATTATCAAATCATAGTCCGCAAAGAACGAATCGGGTTGATGGTCTATGCTTGAAATTGAGGTTACATCCTTCATGTGTGTATGAGGAATGATTAACCTGTGGTATTCTACGCCCGTAATATGTTCGGGACAAACTAATAGTATTCTCATGCCTTTTTAATTAAAATCTCTATTGAAAACTCTCCGTTAGCGTGTTCCTCAGGCTTGTCATTATTTGTTGAAGTGTCTACTACTCTAATGTCATAAGAGTAATATTCAAAAAACTTTGCCAATATTGAATCTACACTAAATGTGTGAGGTGGTTCGCTTTGGTAAGGTAGGTAGAAATATTTGTGGTCTGCGTTCCATTTGCTTGGTAGTGTCTTTTTCCTTTCGTATAAGTCTCTATGAGGAATAGAAATAAACACATGACCGCCTCTTTTACAAATCCTTAACCAATTTTCAATAGCTAAGATAGGGTTTGTTAAATGTTCTAAAATATGAGATGCGTATACTGTGTCAAAGGTTTCATCTTGGTAAGCCTCCATAGTCGTGGCATCACAAATGTCCTTATCGTGTAATTCTGCATCTAAAGAGATTGGGTCTGCTCCATCGTGTGTGTCAAGTCTGCCTACACCTACATCAATAACTTTTTTGCCATAAATGTACTTTTCGTAGAATCCTTCTTTAATCCTACGTTCCTTTGCTTTGCTTGTTTCTGCCATTTTATATTAAATTATTTTGTTTTAGTGCGTATTCAAAACCTTCTTGATTAAACATCTCCCAACCATTAGTTATAACATTAGGGCAACTAAAGTACACCTCTAATAATCTATTGCATCCTGTTTGCTCTGCTATCGAGTAGCACATAGACTGATTGCCAATAAAGAGTTTAGATGCTGATATAAAATATTTTAGTTCCAAAAAGTTGTCCACCTTCTTATGTTGAATGTCCCAAATTATATCTTTCATTAACTTGAACTCGGTTTCTGTTCCGACAAAATAGATAGGTATTTGAACTTGATTAAGAATTGAGTAGTCAAGTTGCCCATTGTTATAACGCTCTGACCTATTTACTACAATGTAGTCGCTTTGCTCACTACTAATGAATATAGGACTATTTTCATAATATTCTTGAAGTTCGGGGAATGCGTATAAGTACCATTTCTTTATGTCGCCAGCACCTAAGTTAAAGCTAATTTTCCTAAACTTATCTAAGTCATAGTCTATCTTTTGGTTTGTGTATATTACTACATCGTCTATAAAGTTACATTCCAATAACAAAGGTCTAAGATTATCAAACATATACCTATTAAGCATTACACCGCCTAATGGATGTTTAAATGCGGGATGTAATTGGATAGGCTCATCTAACTTCAAGTATAAGATAGCGTTCTTATCGTGCAAGTCACACGCTGAACGAATAGCATTTAGGGAATAGATAATATCCCCTGCGTTGCCTGAGTGTTTAAATTTTAGATTCATATTGTTCTAATGCGTTAAAAATCTTGTGTACCAATTCGTTAATGCAGTTTCCGCAATAAATGTTAGCGGTTACATAGCCATACATATCTTTATGCAGTTGCTGAAAAGTAAGTAACTCCAATGCAGTCCACTTCATAGCGTGATTTGTTTTAAAGGTTTCCCACCTTGACTTAAATGGTTTTAGTCTTTCGTATTGTTCTTGGTTCATGAGTTTAATAATTTATAAATGAACAAACATAAAACGCTGCTTAGGCATCCAATAAATAATGAATCTATAAATCCATTGCCTAAGTATAAAGAGTAGCTTAAACCGCCCCAAAATGCCATACAGAAAGAACATCCGAATGGTTTAGGTAGTTGCTTTGCGTAAAGTTTGCCGTAAATGTCAGTTGAGAAGTCACTAATAGCAATCCCAAAGGATGCGCTAAGAGTTGTAATAATCGCTAAATTTTTTAAATCTATCATGGTTTTCTAATTTTAGTTTTTTAATTGTTTTTTGTATCGTGTATTGAACCGCACCATATTTTATGCCAGTCATAACGGAAATCTTCCTAAACTCGCCTATATCAATGTATAACTTTAATAGTGTTTGGTCATACCAATCTAACTTATCTATCTTATCCTTAATGTTTTGTGTGAAGTTTTGATAAACATCCTCTTTGTTTTCGAGTTCACTATCCAAGTCACTTTCTAATCCTATGAGTAGTTCAATGCTTTCGGTAGAGTCGTTGTGTCTGTATTTCTTGTAAAATGGTGAATGCTTTGAGTTCCAACTATTATGTGCAATCTTTACGAATAGGAACTTCAAATACTTTTTGTCACTTGCATCTTGTATCTTCTCATCGGGTAGGTCTAATAGGTTAATGATAACCTCGTGAAACAAGTCCTCAAATAAAGTAGGTGAGGCTATGTTTCTGCATACATTTCTATACGCAGGGTCTTTATAAATAGCCTCTATTATTTGTGCTTTGTTCATTAATAGCCTAATTGCTCTTTTATTTTATCTTGGTTCAATTGCCTTTTACAATATAAAGTGCCTCGCAAATGCTCGCATTCTTCTTGTATCTTTTGCCTACACCTTCTTATTGATTCTGCGTTTGTAAGTTTTCCTTCTGCGTATAGTTCCAAGAATTTAAACTTATCATCTACGCCTTGACTTTCATAAAACCAAACATTAGCAGTTAGTTTCTCATCTGAATCCCTAAGATGTGGGTACTTTTCCAATAGGTTTTTAACCTTTTCTTTAATTGTAAAGTTAATCATATTAGTTAGTTGTGTTTAGCAAATGTAATATTTATTTTTAAAATGCAATAATTATTTTTATATCATTGAATTATTTGCTTTCTCAATCGTATTTAATTCAGACTCTAATCTATCAATTTCGGTTGCTGCTAAAATCAATGCTGCTTCGTTGTCTTTGTTCTTTCTTCGCCAATAAAGTTCTTGAAGATATATTGAGCCAATGTAGTCAAATACTTTCTTTAGTGTTTCTATGGTCTTTAGTGCATTGTTTTTCCTTTCACCTTGTAATGTATCTACCTTGCTACTAAAATCGTTTATAACCGCCCTTAAATCGTTTAGGATGGATATTGCAGTTTCTTCTTTGCGTTCATGATTTTGCAAACTGCGAGTGGTAAAATATAACTGCTCTAAAGTTTCGGTGTATTTATCTTCGCTCATGTTAAAATAAACTTATTTGAACTGAAGGGTTATAACTTGCATCATATCTAATATTTTCTCCTTTTGGATATGGCTCAATTTTATATGGTAGCATTTTTAACATTTTTGATTTATCTTTTTTATTTCCTAAAAAAATAAAATATCTATGTTTACGTGGTCTTTCAATAGTTATTAAATCTTCTCCAAATTTATCTCTTAACCATTGAACCCTATTTTCTTGACCTCTGCTCATATCCATAATTGTTCCATTATGCAGGTGTTCTTTACCTTTAATATAGTAATCATTAAATTTAGCTGATAAACCCGTATATATAAAGTTTGTAGCCTGATAAATATACCCATGATGGTTATGCGATGTATCAGCATAGCTTACTATTACTAAAGGTTTAGGAATCAATTTTAAACTACTACTAACAAAATATGATAATATATTTTTTTCTAATCCTTCGTTAATAATTAATCTATTTAATTCCATTAACTTATATTCATTATTCCATAAATTTCTTAATGGATTTGATACAGGAGTGCCATAAGTAATTACACCTTGTAAAATATTTTCAATATTAAATAATCCAAATGAATATTCTATTGGTGGAATTCTGTGAGCATAATGTTTTTTTAATAACCATTCCTTGCAGTCACAAGTATCTATTGATTTTACTTTATATTTTTCTTTTATTGACATTTTAAAAAGGTATTATATCGTTATTCATTCCTGCTATTCCTATAAACTCGCCTTGTTGTTTTGCTTTTTGACCTTCGCCAGCATAGTACATTTTGCTTTCAATGGTTTCTCTGTATCTTGACTTTCGATAATCAAATTCAAGTTCTTCCATTAGTACCTTTACTTTTCCAATTGTATCGGGCTTAACCTTACAAAAGTAAATATCAACTGTCTGTTTTGTTCTATCCGGATAGTCAACTGAAATAATTACTTTGCCATTTGAGTTCCACGCTGAACCGCCTTTAATATCATCCGCATCAGGAACTCGCCTTTTTGGTTTGCTTCCGTTTTGGCTTTGCATGAACTCCATTTTCTTAGGGTGAGCAATAGTCATAAAGTGTCTATTTTTTAGTTCAGCCAACTCATTACGATAGCTAAGTATGTAATCTAAGTACAAATCTTCACGCCCTCCATATGGCGACATATCGTGGAATAAATTTTTCCAACTATCAATAAAACAAGTGTGAACAATTCCGTTAACATCTTCGTAATCGGTTGTAAATTGCCATAGTTCCTCAGGCATTATAGGCTTCTTTGCATCTTCTTTAGTAGCTATTAGGAAGTGCGTGTCAATCCATGCGCTTGCGTGTATAACCTCCGCATTGGTTATTGAATTGTCATAACCTCTAAATGAGCGTTTATAATACTTTACAAATAGCTTTCTCCTTATTTCGTTGTAGCTTCCTATGTCGGGAGCATAAAGTAAATGTCTTATTCCAAAAGTTTCTGATTGATAAAACAATAACTCTAAAGCAAACTCAGTCTTTCCGCTATGTGGTAGCCCTGTTATATCCGTTACGCCATCCATTGCGAATCTAAACACGCCATTTAAACATTCAAAACCTGCATAGTTAGTTCTTGCACCTCCTGTCTTATGGTATAGTTCAAAGTCTGAACGCTTCTTGTTTGGGTCGATTATCTTTACATTCATAATCCGTTCCTTTCATTAAACATTCTTAGTCTGAACTCCCTTTCCGTTTCTTCTTTGGGTAATTGTAATGCCTCAGGAATTACATCGTTCCACCTTTTTTGATTTAAGTAGGTCATTGGGTTCGGATGGTTATATTCTGGGAATGGTTTATAAGAAATAAATTTATCTAATGTAGCTTTTATAGATTCTTTTTCTTTATTAGTTAATGAATCAAATTTATTTTCGCATTTGTCTTTAGCAATCTTATTTGGATACATCTTCCAAAAGTCATTAAAGGTAAATGTATTAATATCTTTCTCTTTCCCTTCCTCTTTCTCTTGTGCCTTAGGGGGTGGCGTAACCCCTGCCGTAGGGGGTAAGCTACTTAGAGGCTCTAAGGATATATCGCCCCTCTTTAATCTTTGGTTAAATCCGTTTATTTGTGAATCAATAGAATGTTGTTGGGATATGTAGGCAAATTTAGCCATCCCTTTAAGTTCAGTTTTTTGTCCAGTAAATTGTTCTAACATTAAAGCATCGTAAAATGCTAATCTGTCTTTGTCGGTTAATTCGTTGGCTACTTCATAATAGCTACGAAAAAAATTAAATGCTTTTCTATTGCTCATAAATAAAAATTGCCCTCGGCGTGGTGGTGCTTCGGGCAATTCTTTTAATTCCTTAATAAAATGATACTCACCACCACATGGGTATCAAGTGCAAATATAAACCTTTATAAATAAATGTCAAGCATTTTATTATACTTAGTCCTTAAAGCTATTCTTTCCTCTGCGTTTCTTGGCAACTTAGCAGACTTGTTTAATTCAATTAACTCCTTTACTATCTTTTTAGCCGTTTTCGTGCGTTCTGCGAGTTCATCTTTATTTAGCTTAACAATCGGATAGATTACGTTTAAATCGTCAATATAAGCCATCTGAGAATCGCCAAAGGTTTGTATTATACCCTCTCTAAATTTAATTAGATTGCCATTTTGATAAGTATTGCACCTTGCACAACCAGAGTAAATGTTGTGTAGATTAAACCTTAAATTATCCCATGCACCTACTCCTCTAAAATGTGAGGCATCAAATTTAGCATTTGTAACTCCACAAGCTAAACATTTGCAACCTTCATCAATTAGCCTAACTATTTTGTTAACCTCAATTTGAAGTTCTTTCTTGTAGTCGCCTAAAGTTTTTAAGGATTCCTTTAATTTTAGGTTAAGTTTCTTTTTTTCGACCTCCTTCTGTTTTGTTTTTGCTGCACTTACTTTCAATGCACACTTTAATCCGCAAACCGATTGAATGGTATTGCTTGGCTCAAAGTTTTTACCGCAGGATTTACATTTTTTCATAGTTTTTTTAATTAATCTGTACAAAATCCCGCTTGACAACCACTACCAGTTCCAAAATAAAATTCTTGTTGTAATCCTATTTTTTTTATTTGTTCATAGGTTATATTTGATTTATAATTGTATTTTGAGTTAATTTCCATATTATTAAACCATTCCATTTTACTATAATTGTCATCATAGTTTTTTCTCAATTGTTGTATATCTTTCCAAAAACAACCAACACAATTTGAATCATCAGGAAATTTAATATTTTTACTTTCCCAAAATTTATGCACTGGAATATGAGTTACTTTATCATAAACTAAAGGATAATTTGCTATACCCCAATTTAGGTCTTTCCATTTATTTCTTGTTCCGTTTTTGCCAATTATAATTTTTGTTTTTAATTCTCTTTCTTTTTTTCCATATTTTGCTCTCTCTTTTTCGTCATATCTAATTCCAATATTTGAAAACACTTTTTCATTATCTGATATAATATTTTTATAAATATATTCTGCAATAGGTCTAATTTTCATATCTGTTGTGCAAAATCTTCTTGCCATATTTGGAACTGCATTTCCGTGTTTTTTAATTACAGATTCAAAAGTATCTCCACTAACCCAAATTATTTCTTTTCCAATAAATTGTTCAAGGTCTCGCATTGCGTACAAGGTTAAATCGCTTTCAGCAGTTGCAATAAAATCTTTACCCAATTTTTCAGAAATATATTTTACAATACCTAAATCTTTTGGTTTGCAATTAATATCTTCTATTTGAACTAATGCAAATATTTCATAATCAGCAGGATAATGGACTGCCATATAACTTGAAGTTTTACCTCCGCTTAAACTATTTATTGTTTTCATTTTACAATTTCTTTAATTCATTATCCAAACCATCCAAAACGCCCCACATTGATTCTTGAAGTAACTCCCAATCTTTGCTTTTGAATCTTGGGTCACTTAATAGCGTTTCGTCAATCTGTTTGATAAAGTAGTTTATTTTAGGTTTAGCCTCTTTAATTACTCCGATAATATGCTTGTTGTCAATTACATTTCTACATTCCCAAACTGTCTGCATTGCCTCGCTGGCTGCTTTACTGCACATATAAGCCATTAAAAGGTTTTGGATGATTGTTCTTTCGGGTATTATTTGTTTATTCATTGTTTTGTTTTTAAAATAATTGTGGTTGCAATATTTTAATATTTAGTCGTTTTTCTGCATAATTACATTGTTTATCTGATATTTCACTACCTAAATAATTTCTTTTTTCCATTACACAAGCATTTGCAGTTGTGCCAGTTCCCATAAAACTATCGTAAATTAAATCATTTTCTTTTGTATATAGTAATAATAATTTTCTAACTAATTCTGTTGAATAGGTTGCTTTATTTAAATTATTACTTCCGTCATTATTTGATGCTTCAATAAAATTATCTATTATATCATAATAATTTTGACCATTATTGCCAATTATAAAATTTTTATTAGTTTCAAATGTTTCTAATTCATTTTTTCTTGAAAAAACAAATACAAATTCACATATTCTTCTTAATCTATTTTTTGATGCTGGGTGAGGTATAGATGTTGGCTTTTTCCAAATTATAGTATCAGCAATAGAAAAATTTGTTTGATTGCAAATTTCAGAAACCATTTTATATGGCAAAGATGGATTTTCTATTGAATATGAAAAATTAAATAATACGCAACCATTATTAATTAATATTTTATCATATCCATTAAAAACATTTATTATAAAATTAATATATTCAGATTCACTTTTCCAATCTTCATAAATATCATATCTTTTATGTTTATCTGAATAACCACCTTTCCTATTAGTCATATTATATGGTGGAGAAGTCATAACTAAATTTATTTTAGATTGCAATTCAGGTCTATTCATTGTTTTTAAACAATCTTCGTTGTATATTTTATTTATTTGCATTAATAAATTTTGCGATAATTCTCGGTCTGTCATAGTAGCGTTTCAATTTTTTTAATCCGTTCCACAAAAAGCATATCCTTGTAATCAAGATAATTCTGAATCTTAGTGCGAGCATTCATTATAGTAGTGTGGTCACGCCCTCCTAATCTTAATCCGATTGATTGTAGGCTGTTGTAGGTATGCTTGCAGGCTAAGTAAGCTATGCAATGCCGCCACCACATTATCTCTCGCTTTCTGTTGTTGGATGTTAGTTCCTTTTCTGTATAGCCGCTTACTTTGGTGACTGCCCAAATAATGCCGTCAAGTGTAATCTTATGTTTGTTAACCCCGTGTACTCGAACGTAGAAGTCTGGTTTTGATATTAGTAGTGTCATTTCTTACCTCCGTATGTTTCGTTGTAGTATTCTTCAAATGTTTCTTTTGGATTCATACCCATTTCCCAATGCTTACCATAGGCAGTATATTCCTCATGACAAATTAAATACGCATTTTGTATTTGCTCCTTTTCCATTTGTTTGGCTTGTTCTTTGGCGTAGTATAACTTAATACCTGTTTCTGTATCTACTGAAAAAGGCAAGATTTCATCTATTTGTTCCCATAACCACTCAACCGCAGTCATTTTATTTAACTCGTTTCCCATTGTCGTACGTTCTATTATGTAATTCAATTAATTTCTTTGCCATTGCTGCTTCTATATCCTCTACATTAAAGCCAGTTAAATGTGCTGCTTTAAATAGTAGTAGAAAACAATCTGCTAACTCCTCTGCTTGTTCTGCTTTGCCTTTTAAAACAATCGCCTCTCTAAACTCCCATATTTCGTCACTTCTTAGCTTCATTAGCACGTTTAGCCAATGCTCATCTCCAAAGGTATCTTTACTCCATTGGAAATATTCATTTAATAATTCTTGGTTCATTGTGTGTTTGTTAATGGCAGTAAGCAGTTGCCCGCCTACCGCCTTGTTAATTTAGATTTTCCAAGCATTTATAGAAGTATACCACTTGCCTTGATGTTCCCTTGACTCTATATTGATTGAGCAAGTAATAACGTGACCTAATTGATAGTCTTGTAAACGTGGCATTAACTTTTCGGGAACTACGATTGCAATACTTTTTGGATATTGTCCCTCAGTTTCTACAATGATAGTTTGTTTTTGCCAGTCTTTACCTGATTTGCTTGTTCCTGATTCTGTTTTTAAAATCTGTTTTAGTGTTCCTTGAATCTCCATCTTAGTTTTGGTTTAATTTATTTATTATTTCGTTTTTAAGTTCGTGTGCTAATGCTATTTTCTCAATGATTAAGTCTATTCTTTCTTGGTTACGCTTAATCTCAATCTTGTGGCTTTGTAGTTTGCCTTTTAATCTTGGGTCAAATGAGTAGAAATAACACATTTCCGAGTTGGTTAGGTGCATATTTAATTGCATTTGGTCGTAATACTTAGGCAACTCACTTTGAAGGTTCTTAGCCGTTAAAAAAGCCTTGTAGTATAAATGAGTGTCGGTGTTTGGGCATTTAATCTCTGCTATTGCTTTTAACTTTGGGAATATAAGGTCAGGAGTTCCACCATATTGCTCGGTGCAAAAGAACACCATACCACCACTACTTGTGTAAATAACATCTTCACTGGCTACGTTTAATCCTAATTCACTACATAATTCAAAGGCAGCAGCAGGCTCATTCTCATTACCCCACTGCATTTCTGTTGAATAGTATTGCGGCTTAGGTGCATCGTAAAAAGAGGCTATCTTTTCTAAAATGTAGGTTATTGCTCCATCGCTTAACTTTTGACCCGCTTCTTTAGCCTTCTTAGTTGGTTCTGCCATTAGTCTATTTGCCTCACTTGAAGTAAATAACTTACCTCTATACTTTTGCCAATCTTCTTGGCTTTCAAATACTAATCTTTCTATCATTGTAGTTTCTCCTTATTGTTTCCGAATCTTGCTGCAAGGTCTTGGTCGGGTTTGTAATCTAAAGTGTCCTTTCTATTTAAGTCTGCACCAAATAACTTACCAATGTGGTCTGCTGCATCTTTTACCGCTAATGTCTTAGCTATTGGAAATGCCATACTTAATGCACCATTATTGATATTCTGCAAGTCTGCTGGTGAAGTGTCCTTCTTGGTTTGTAATTGAGTTGCCCCAATGCCATCGAATTGCATTAATTGTCCGTTTGTAGGGTTAATAACCTTTAATCTAACTGTCACCCATACCCCATTGAAAGCAGTTCCTTGACCTGTAATCTCTATTTCGTAGGTCTTAAAGATTCGAGTTAAGAGATATTCCACCTTGTCAATTGGTAGATATTTGTAGCCTCTAATAAATGGATGCTCTTTCACCCATTTTGCGGGTGGTTGCTGATTGAGCAATAAGTTTAATCGGTCATTTTTGTAGGCAATCTCGATGTCTTGCGTTAAGTCTGCAAGTGTAGGTAAGTTACTTTCCATTGCTTGCCTCCTTTAATTCTAAGATTTCGATTTCTTTTTCCTCTACTTGTTTCTTGGCGTTTTGCCACCAGCGAATGTAGTTTTCCGCATCTCTTTTTAGTGTCAAGTTTTCTCGCACTAATTCTAAAATAATTTGTTCGTTAGTCATGTTGTTGTTAATTGTGTGTGCAAATATAGTTATTTAATTTAATTATGCAATAATTATTTAAAGTTGTTCATCTGTTACTCGTGGAATATCGTTACCTCCGTGAGTATCAATCTCAATTGGCTTGACTATATTGTATAGTTCAGACTGATAACTGGCAATTATAGACCTTAATTTAGCAGTTATTATGTGCCGTTCAATTGTGCATCCGTTGGCGATTATTTCGTCTGCGGTTGCTTCAATTAGTTTGTATGCTTTCATAGTCCCCTAATGTGTTCAAAGTGTTCAATAAGTTGTGCGTTAAGTTCTTTTTGCCTAACAATCCAGATAGCTTCTATTTCGCTTTCTAAGTGTTTTAAGCCACAACTTATAGCAATTGAAATTAGTTGTTCTATATCTATTCTATCCGTTGCGTTGTGAGCCTTTTCTATAAGGTCGTTTTCTACGTAGTTGCGTAAATTTTGGATTGTTTGCATTGTCTTTCGATATTATAAAGTTGAATTTCGAATTTGTAATTGTTAGCGGTTGCTTCATCCCATTTCTGCCTATAATGGCTCAATAGTTCAAAGTCTTTGTCGGTTGACTTAGGGGAATTGCACTTTTTAATTTGCTCGCCATACTTTGTGCGATAGTGTTTGGTAATTTCGATGGCAGTCAGTAGCTGCTTTCTTAGTTCTTTGCGTGTCATTGTTATTTCTTTTTAAATTGTTCAAACCATTCTTTAAAACTTCCTTTATCCTCACCAATAAACATCATTCCTGCTTCAAATGCACCTAATAAATCTTCCTCAGTATATATTCTCTCTGCTTTCCATTTAGCACCTTCGTATAACCCTATTTTAATATTATTCAAATCATTTTCGTAATTTGTAGGAAATGGTCTTTGTGGATAAACAAAAGTGTATAAATGCCCCCATTTATTTTTAAGTTTATCCATTGCTATTCTTTCTATATCAGCAGCATCTTCAAGTATTTCTTTTTCCATGTTAGTTGTTATTCATGTTTTGTAATAACTCTCGATAGCTCACTTTACCATTCTCGCCTCTCATGTGCTTACAGGCTCTGTAAAGTTGATTTCTGGTCATTCCGTTGCGTTTGATAAATTCCTCCTTTTCCTTTTTAGCCTCTCTCACAACTATTGCGATAAGAACGCTTAATGTTAATAGCCACATCATAGTTGCTCCTTTCTTAATAGCATCTCAATAGCCTCATTATGTAAGTCAGCGATTGAAACAATTGGTTCTGAATCTGCTTTGATTTTGTTGCGCCTAATTTGTAGGGCTTGTAGCCTATTTGGTAGGCCTACATTGAGTAGCGTAGTAGCTACTTTTCTTTTTGGTTTTGTTACGTTTGCCATATTGTTAAAATGTTTGTAGTCAGGACAGGATTCGAACCTGTAAGTTTCCAATCGCAACGATACCATATCCTATCTTGGAGTCGAACCAACTTTAAGCCACCTGACTATTTTAATTATTTCTTTTTTACATTTTCATATATTCCACCTAAAATGCAAACCATAATTATTTGTAATAATGTACTCATCCAATAATAAGCGTGTTCCATATTTTTTATTTTAAATAAATGATTTTATTCTCTTTCTTAGCCTTTTTAGCTTTAGCCTCTTTGTTGTTTTGGTCTACGTGATTGTAGAAAGCAATCGACAAAATAGTGATGCAAGTGTAGATTAGTAGTGTTTCCATTGTGTTTATTTATTTAAATAGTTGTTTAGTTCTGGTTTATTATTAAAATATTGCGCCTCAATTGGATTGTCATTTGCATCCCACTCTATTCTATTACCTAAATTGTCTATTGGATATAAAACCCATTGTCTACAATTTGTGTCGTAAAAATATTCGAATCCGTTTTTAGTGTAAGTCTTCATTGTTTCGTTGTTAATTGTAGGACAAATGTAAAATAATTATTTAAGTATGCAAAATAAATATTTATATATTGTGTAACTAACTGAAAAACAAACAATTATTTTTTTATAGTAAGGACTAAAACCGCCCCAAATAGTGCAGATATTAGCAACCACCACCACTTAAACGGGCTTGGTTTGGGTGTAATTGTAGGAACTTTTACCGATTTTGTAATATAAATTGTGTCGCCTTTACAAGTTCCCTCTATGTAAGTAGTATCGTTTACCCTAAAATATTTAATTTGTAGCCTATCTTTTATGATTGTAATGGTATCGCCTTTATAGACAAATGCCGTGTCTGTACGTATTGTTTCGGTGCGAATAGTATCGTGCAGCGTTACTACTAAAGTGTCTTTTGAGCAGAACTTTTCAACGCAGGTCTTTTTGGTGTAGCAACTTACTATCAAGGTAAGTGCAAGTATTGTGTAAATGTTTTTCATAATGCAAAGATATTAATATTTTATATTTGTTGTGTTGTTTAACGGGCAGGTTAAAACAAAAGATATTGATTAAGGGCGACTTAATCCAAACTTAATCTTTAAAACCTAATGACCTGCCCGTTGTTGGGTTTTTTTATACCCACTTCAAAAAATGTTCCATTAGTCTGTGCATAGGTTTTAGACCATTCCACGAAAACGGATTATAATTTCACAAATACTTTTAAATCGAATTGATGACGCAACACTTTCTCTTTTCGAGCCTCACTTAACTTTACGACTCATTTATACGCAAGTTAATTTGGTAAGGTTGTTTGCTCTCTATTAGGGGGTAGGGGGCAAACACTTTTACTTACCTAACTTACTTCCAATCTAATTACCGCAAGATTTAAACTACCTTTAATCCCCACATAAGATTAATCCACAACATTTCTTTCTTAGCTTGAACGTGAGTAATTTTAAGTTTCTTCATTAAATACTTTTCGCCTTGTTCAATCCACTCGTGATTCTGCTCTAAAGTCATTGTAAACTCATTATACCAAGCATCTTGCCTACCAACAACATCTTCATAACATACATTATGTTTACCAATAGAAAACATTAGGTTGATTAAGTCAATAACAACTTGTTTGCGCTTTTCGTTCATCGAATCTTATGGTTAATAATCTTTTTATTATGCACCTCAAAATCGCCAGTTTTAGCGTCTTTTGTAACTATTGCAAAGCCTTGATTATGTTTACTTACTTGTGGGTTATAATCGGGGTTAACAGTAGTCATTGCGCCAATTGAATAACAACCTAAAACCTTACCATCCATATCAGATTCTACGTGTTCAGATGTTCTATGAACGTGAGAAATCAATGTGCAAGTGTTTGTCTTTGTAAATACTCCTCTCGCAGGGTTAACAGGTGCAAATATTCCCTTAACTATATGATGTCCATGTGCTATGTTTAATGAGCCAAACTTCATGTAGCGATAGTCTTGCACGTAGTCTATCTTCATATCCTCAAGCATTAATAATTTCTCGAGTTTATTTGCGCTATAAAGTTCTGGTGCTTGGCGTAGTACATAATCCTCGATTCGTTTATCGTGGTTACCGGCATGAAATACTATCTTCACATCCATTACTTTCTGCATCCACGCTAACAAGTTCTTAACGCCTTCAATCTGTTCCATTACTCGCATTTCATTTGGCTTGCTTATGAAACGTGATATAGTGCTAAAGTCTAAACTATCGCCATTGATTATAATGCAGTCTACTTTCTCGTTAAAGCCATATTCTAAGGCTAAAGTTAACGATTCAATATCTGTATATGGGTAGTGTAAATCGCCAATGACTAATGCTTTGTTGTAATTGCTTCCAAACACATAAGGAGTTTTATCTTCTTGTGTCCTAAAGTCCAAATCATACTTGGCACGTTCAGCGTTTAATTTCTCTAAAAAAATAGGTGTTGCAAACTTTCGAATGTGTTTAGGAGAATTGCCCATTTTGCCTTGAACAAATCTGATTCTATTCCTTGCTTCTTCAATATCCTTGAATATTAATGGGTATTTGTTTTTCAATATTTTTGCAAGTGTACGATTTGCCGTTATTTTAGGGTTTTCTAATAACACCTCTTCGGCTAATTTAGCTTTGTTAATCTTCATTTTCGTCAAATATTTCTGCGTGAATTTCCGAAATGTAATAATCTAAAACATCTAATGCTTTTCTTTTTATTCTGTTCTTTTGCTCCTGACCTTTCTTGTCGTATGGGTCAAGAAATTCGATTGAACTCAAAGCATAATAGCACTGACTAATTATCTCAGCCCTTGTGTCGTAATCTTCATAAAATACTTCTTCTTCATTCCCATCCATATTGTTCATCGGGGTTAAATGGTATTTCGTATGGAATTTCTATTTGGGTGTCCATTGTTATCTTATTAATGTGTAGTAAATAGAAAACAAACCGCCCCAAATAATGTAAAATAAAATCGTGTACCAAGTAAAGCCAAAAATCGCTGCTAAAAAAGCAAGTATCATAATCATTTTGGCAAACTTGTATAACTCGGTAAACATTACTAAAATCGTTCCCGCTAATAATTCCGCTAACCACTCAGGAATAAACTGAGCCATCCAATCTGCAAAGGCGTGTTTAATCTTCCACCCATCACGACTAAACCAAATCCCATAGCTTACAAATGAATCGTTGCTCATTATGGCATCCATAACCGCATTTGAAGCTATTGTAATAAGTAGGAGTAGGTAAATCATAGTTGTTATTATTTTTTAAAATATAAGTCTGCTTCTGCTTGCCTTCTATTTACTAAACCATTTAACACCTTTCCATTGGCGTTAACCCACTTCATAAAATGAGATTTAATATTTTTATCGTTTGGATTTGCATTAACCCTTTTTAATAACGTGCTTGTTCTTAATGCACCCGCTCCAATGTTATACGCAAAAGAGGTTAAAGCATCGAATTGAGCCTGATTAATGGTGTCTATGGTAATTGCATCCACCCGCTTTGCAAACTCGTTTAATTCGTGCTTTAAAATGTCTTTTGCCTCAACCTCTGTGATAGGTTTGTCTGTCAATCTTACTCTTTGCCCATTTGGGTAGATAGTTGTTCCATAACCAATAGTAGGCACTTTTGCTGGGCATAGATAAGGTTTAGCACTAAAGCCTTCAAACTTCTTAACTAAATCAATGCAATCCTGACTTACTTCTGTTATTCTCATGATTCTGCTTTACGTTGTAATACGTTAAATAAGTTCTTTAATAAGTCTACGCCCGTAATCGCTTGGATATTTTCTCGCATAGATTGTAACTCGCTCAAAGCTATCATAGCAATTACAGGCTTAACCAACGGAATCACATCACCGAAATACACCTCACACCAACGAACCGCAGCAATCGCAACTAAGTAGCTTGAACCTGTGTAGAATTTCTTTATCATTGCTCTACTGCTTAAAGTGCCCGCTTTATGTGCTTTAATTACGCCCGTAATCCAATCGAACATTACTAACCCACCAACAAATAATAATGAGGTTAAAATAGGGGATAAATAGGCAATTAAGCCTGTTGTTAAATAAGCTAAATATTTCTCTTTCATTTTATTGGTGGAGGCGGGGTTACTACTTCAAATTCTGTTGGCTTGCCTAAAACAACTTGCAAACTATCGTCATAAACAATATACCAAAATTGCGGCTGATTCAATTCTGCAACCTGATATTCAACCCAATTCTGTGTTACATCATCAGGTGTAACAGGTATGCCGTAGTAATCATTACAAGCCTTTTGCGCTGCTTGCGCTTCGCTTTCTGTGGTGTATTTATAGCCGTTAATAAATTGCATAATAGTTATTTATTTCTGTTTGTTTTGATTGTGCTGTTGCTAAAGTATCGCCACTGCCCCATATTACAATTTCAGCTATTTGTCCTACTATTGGCCTATATTGAGCGCCTATTCTTAGAGTAAAATTTGTTTGTTTGTTTGTGTTGCTAGTTCCTATACTTGCGCCATTAGTTACAACCCTTCTATTTGTTGACGATATGTTTAACGAGGCAGAAATGAAATTGCTATTAATTGATAATCCTGCACTTATAACTGATTCAGGTGCTGCGCCATTTGAGAAATAGTAAGAACCATCTGCAAAATTATTTAAATAATTATAATCTAAGGCACTATCTTGAGCACCAATTATTCCTGATGCTGATATTGCGCTTCCTGTCCTAAAAACGCTATACAAAGAACTTTCAGCATTGTTAATAATAGCACTTGTAATTAGAAATGATGAGAATATTCCATTTATGCAAGGTTTTCCAGAAACATTAGTATAAATAACTCCGCTTGAAATTATTTGGTATTGATTTGCTGCCGTTGTTTGCGTTGCGTTTAAGCCGTTTAAACTTTGGTCATACCAAGTAGTAACAAAACCATCTCCCGCCCCGCAAAATGTTTGCGCTGCTGCTGAATCAAATTCGTTATTTAAAAAGCCTATATCAGTTTCAGCGTTATCGCTTGACCTTCTTATTCTAACTGCTGCACCTGTATAGGCTGCTCTTAATTTTCTTAAACTATACCCTGCTGCTGCATTTGGGTATAAATCAAGTAAACCTTGAAATGCAGGTGCTGAGCCTGCTCTGCGCCTTCCAAATGGGATTCCTATGCCTATTCCAATAGCCATATTTAAACCTCCCTATATCCGTATCCGATAACTGAACCGCTTGATGGTGTTACTGCTGCGATTGGGTCGCCATTAAACATAGGAATAACTGTTCCTGCGCTCAAAGTTTTGCCTGATAGATTGTATTGAGTAAGCAAGTTTTGACCGCCTGCGCTTGTTAAAACGCTTAACACGCACTCAGTATTAACTACTAAGCAGAAAAATCTATGTCCTGTGGTAGCTGCATCAATTAAACGCATTCCATTGCCACCTAAAATCTTGTTTGAATCTGTCATATCTTTAAATATTTTATTTTGTTATTATTTTAATTTGAAGGTACTGCGCATGAATTATATGTGCTTGGAACATTTAAGGTTATATTAGCAGTCCACCCCGCTACTTCATCTCCTTGTGAATCCATAAAAGGGGTTAAAGTGATAGAATCTTGAATTAAAAATATCTCACTAGGATTTCTTAGTTCTATGATTACATCCTCTATCATTTGTAAAGTATCGCTCATTACATCATTTTCATTAGATAAGTCCTTTTTAACTATATCCATAACCATTAACTGAAAATTCAAAGCAATTACCTTGTAAGAAAAGTTTGAAGGTGCTACATCAGCAAATAATACAGGGTATTGCATAGGACTTTCCGTTCCTAAGTCAGCAATATCACCAAAGAAAAAGCTATTTATTTGCTCGTGATTTGTTGCTATTGTTTGCAACTTGGCTATCAACTGATTTAAAGTGACCTTCATATTTTTTTACAAATTGTTTTAATTTCTCTACGTTTGTCTTATTCTTACTTCCTGATTTTCTCATGATAACCATCTTTTTGGGTTGTTTCCTTGATACTTAATACGTGCAGGTATTTCATCACAATCAATTTCACCACCTAAATACATTCCATTTGAGTAGTTTCTCGCAGTTGGATAGATAGTAGATACATCCGCATTTCCTTGATTTAAATACGCAGGGTATTTATTTGGATTAGCCATTAGATATAAGGTAACTCTCTCTGCGTAATATTGCGCCCTATTAATCGCCTTATCCATTAAGTATCGAATATCGTTTAAACTTGCTTGCTGACTGAACTCTGAAGATTTAGTTGCTACGTTCTTATTTTGAAACTTAAAACTTAAATCCAACATAGACTCATAAACGCAATATTTAATCATTGTCGGCTGAACGTATGACTGCAATAAAACTTGGTTATCTGCGCTCACTGAGTTTCCACTTACTTGGGAGATTAACTCATTATACAAAGCCGTTCCCAATAATGGTAGGATATAAATATTTTGAACCTCCTTAATAGTAGGAATCAAAAGTTTTGGGTCTACATTCTCACTAATAACACTCTCTTGCTTTAGTGCTGCTTCCCCTATAAATAAGACTGTTGCGTTTAACATATTACTTCTTTTTAACTAATACCGAACTCCATTGATGTCTGCAAAAAGGCAAGTGAATGTCTGTTCCTTTCACAGTCTGCCAACCTCCTCTTTTTGTCCAAACATTTCTATCTACTATACTACTTATTTTGTCAATCTCTGCCCTTGTGTAAACTTTATTTAAGTTTAATAACGCTCTGCAAAAATCTCTATTCTTCGAATCACGTGGCCCAGTGTATTTGTACTTAACCTTAAAAGAATCCAACTCATTTGAAACTCTATCTAATATAGAAGCCGATGGAGGTGGAGTTAATATATTCCAAGCACCTTCCGTAATTCCTAAGACCTTGTTTTTTTCTAAGTTAACTACTAACTCTTTAACTTTACTTTCGCTCAAACCCATTATCTTGCCGATTTCGGTTTTGCTTAACAAGGGATTCTTCTTAACTATATCTAATAACTCTTTTTCAACCTCTGTTGGCTCGTATATCTTAGCAAATAACTCCTTTTCATTGAACTCCAAATGGCTTTCAAACTCATAGTGGTCATCGCTAAATGTAACTTTACGTGATTCTATCTCATCGTATAAATCTGCACTTTCACCAAACTCCGCAAATATTCTTATCTCTTTTTCCCATTCTTGACTGCTCATTTGAACCTCTTGAACCTCAGGCTCAGGCGGTAATCCTGCCATTTCTCTCATCTCAGGTCGTGTAGCTATTTGAAGTAATGTCTGCTCTGTGAACGTAGGTTTAAACATCTCTAATGGCTTCACTTCAATTGTCGCAGTTGCTTTCGATTGATTAGCCAAATAAGTAAACAACACTTCAAAATGTTGCTGAATAGGCTTTACATAATTCTGTTCAAATAACTTAAAAGAATCAATCATCTCTGACCTTCCGCCCAATTGACCTTCTACTCTAATTCCAAAGAACATAGGCGAAGTTATCTTATGAGCTACGAATATTTCCTCTTGAACTTGCTTATTAAGTAAATCAAATTGCTTGTCTAATTCATTTGGTTGAATAGGAATAACGGTCGGAGCATTGTCTACTCTATCGCTAAAGTTTATAATCCATCTGCCCGCATTGTCTGTTCCTTTGTGCCTTCTATTTAATCTCCGAACTAAATCGTCTTTTTCGTCTTGTGTAGGCTCTCCATTGTTGAAGGATAAAATACCACCAAAGAAAAACTCATTGTGTAAATTACTTCTATGGTAATTAGCTATCTCTACATCACACTCTACATAAGGAATCGCTCCAATATACTCAGGTAAAGGATAAGTAGCCGTTGCTGGTCTGTAATCTCTATAATAATAAATCTGAGTTCCTTGCTTTTTTTCGGGGTTAAATACCTTATAAGATTTAGTCTTTGCTCTTGGGTCTACCCAATCATTTGAGAAATAAAACTCTGTATTATCTACGTTTGAACGAATCTTAGAAAAGTCCATGTGGTAAATCTCGGCTATTGATTCGCCAACTCTATCCCAAATAATCTGCAAGGCATAACCACCATATAGCAACTTATCTAAAATACACTTATTGAAAATCTCATCTAACGAATCAAATCTATTCGCATTAGCAAATAAGTTCCAAGTTCCTTCCATCTCCAATCCCGCACCATATACATAGGTCTGTTTACCTGTTAAGATTGCGTTGTGTTTTGCCGACCTGTTAAATAAGTCCACAAGGTATAATGGATAGAGATTATCTGAGCCATAATTAACGTATTTTTTATTCTTCTCTTGATAGAACTCGGGCGTTTTGTACTTATCAATGT